AGTCGATAGCGAGGACTTTCGACTACCATATCAGTACCAATCTTGTAAGAAATACTTTCGATGAAGAAAGGCAAACCGTCTACGTTTTGTTCAATACAATAATTACAGATAAAATCTGCATGAGTATCATTGAAATCATCTGTTACTTGAGGAAGACTGTACTTAAGACCAACTTGATCAGCATAGTATCCTAATGCCCTATTATCACGAGGCAAACATGGGCCACCGAAACCCAATCCGTAACGCAAGTATTTAGAACCAACTCTGGAATCACTTCCTACTGCTTCGAGGATAGAATCAATCTCATCACCACAACCAGCATTGTAGAGAATTTGACCCATCATATTAGCGTAACTAATTTTATATGTGAGAAAACAATTCACACCAATTTTAGTAATCTCTGCAGCGGTACGAGACATTTGATGAAACCTAACAGGAGTATCTTGAATATCTTCATAGATCTCTTGAATCATTTCAAACCCACGATAATATTCTCTGGTGTATTCACCACCACAAAGAATCATATCAGCAGTTTTCATGTCTCGAATGATTGTACCTTGAGCAATAAACTCTGGGTTATAATACACCGTGATTCCACGTCCAGACAAACGTTCATTAACGGTATCACAATAGCCTGGATTAGTAGTACATCCAATAACAAATACTTTACCATCAAGAGATGGTGCTGATAAAAGATCATTAACAACATCATCAACATATGTACAATCATAACTACCATCTTCAAGAGAAGGAGTAGGTACGAATGTAAAGATGATATCTGAATTTCTAACTACTTCCAGATTACTAGTAGTAGCACGAAGATTTTCAGAACGCATCAGAAGTTCTTCTACCTCTGGTTCATTACTGAAAATCTCTTTGTTGTTGATATTAGTAACGTACTTTGATACTACATCGGATACGAATACACTGTGACCTGCTTCTTCACAAAGAAGTGCAAAACAGATACCAAGTCTACCAGCACCGATTACACCGATACGCATTCTTTTTTTACCTCAAGTTTAAATGTAGGAATAGGATTCATTTTATGGGAGTTTTGCTTCTTGAACTTTTCAAGAGGTTCAACGCCTGGACCATAACCAAACTCCATGGCTTTTTCTAGATCTTCATAGGATGCACCAATCTGATCCTCATCAGTACGTCCATCATCCCACAGACCATCTGTGGGTTTTGCTTCAATAATCTCAGGGATTACTCCAAAGGTTCTTCCCAGTTCCCAGACTTCTGTTTTGTAAAGATCGGCAATCGGAGCAATGTCAACGCCACCGTCACCGTACTTAGTATAAAAACCGACTCCATAATCTTCTACCTTGTTACCAGTACCAACTACAATACCATCTACAGATGCAGCAATCTGATATAGAGTTACCATACGAAGTCTAGAACGACTGTTAGCACATGCCATCTTATTGATGACATATTCCATACCACATTCTTTACCAATGGTCTCAGTAAACTTACCAAAAACATCAGACAAATCTGCCTTAAGAATTGTCACGTTAGGATAGTTCTCTTTCAACCAATACATGTGTGCATCAGAGAGAGTCTCTTGTCCCTCATTCTGTTTGATAGGCATACCCACAACATAAGTCGGTAGACCAGTCTTTGCTGCAAGAGTTGATGATACAGCGGAATCAATTCCACCAGACACACCAACTACAAGTGATTTAATTTTATTGTCATTACAATAATTACACATCCATGAAACAATGTCGCATGTGAGTGAAATATAATCAGGAATTCGATTCATTTGGAAACTTTTTTGTTGCTAGGATAACAGTGTTTTCGTAGTCTTTGCCAACATCAAAGGTATATTCCTCTTTGATCTTGTCTATAAAGTCATTATAATGGAAATCATTAAAGTTGACAAGGTTGTAGATAATGTAAGCAAAATTAGAATTGGTGACAAGTTTATCATAGTAATCCATTTGAATAGGAAGACTACACTCAGACAACGCATAGTTGCTAATGAAAAGATCAATGTCTTTGATCTCTTCGTACTCAGTGCATGGAATACATTTTACTTTATCTTTGATATCTGGAAACTGATCGACATATTTTCTTTGCAATGCACTGACCTCTGGAAGGTCAATCAAAATGTACTCATCAAACTCACAGACAGAACTAATAACTTTAGCAAGTCCACCATATCCACCACCAACTTCTACAATTTTTTTAAGAGGAGTTTCCCCTACAAGAAATGCAATCTCAAAGGTGTTCTTAATGTATCTGGCAGTAGTTGGAGAAATCCAACCAACATCAGTGTATAGTTGAAGGTTTGGTTCACCAACACTATCATTCTCCTTAAACTTTTCGATGTTATCGAACAAGTCTTTCTCACTCATATCTGCAGCCATACTGAGATAGTTGGCTCCCTGTTCTTTCAGAACATGTTCAAGGATAGTAGTGTACTTGGGATTGGATTTAAACTTCCTAAATGCCTCATCAGATTCTACTGCTTCAACACATGCAGCAAGATACTCTTCAGCGATTTGATCTTCTGCTTCCCAACCACTACGATCATTCTTTACTGCCTGTGCAGTCACATCAATAAATTCAGTGTTACTCATTTTAAGCTCCTAGTGGATCGATTCTCTGGTTTCTAAGTGGGTCAATTTGTACAAGATAATTTTTGTACATATAATCTTCTGCTACTCTCATGTGTAAGGCGATGTTAAAGTTTTCTTTGATAACATCTTTCTTAGATTCATAATACTCTGGTGTGAGTTTTTCCCAAGGAATATTTTCCCAAGGTTCTTTCTCATCTAAGAAAATGATACCTTCATGATTGAAGTATTGTGCAACTCCAATAGTACCATGATACACTGGAATAGTTCCACATGCAAAACAATCTGTCAACTTCTCAGTAAAGTAAGTTGGATAGTTTGCGTTCTCTACAGCAAAAGAGAACATGTAATCTTTTAATGCATCGACCTTATTATCGAGAGGCAATTCATTGGGGAGTCCCCAACCATATAAATTATCACCGCCTTCATGTTGATAGAATTTTTCTACCACTCTAAGTCTACGGCGATGTCCTTCTGTATATCCTTTGTTAGAGGCAACCATAGAGACTAACTTAGTCTTAGTATAGATGTCTCTTTCCTTTACCCAAGGAGCAGCATTACTCATACAGTAAAGAAACTTACCATCCTCACCTGTCTCTTCTGTAAGTCTTTGGTCACAGGTAAAAATACCATCAACTTTTGAAGCAACATAATCATAGTTGTCTTCAATAAATTTGTATTGATCAGGAATAATTTCCCTAGATTCCAATAACCAAATAAACTTAGGAAGATCTGTGGGATCCCTAAGTGCTTCCAATGCCATATGATTAACATATAGATTGATAAGACCAGACCCATCTTTTACCCAACGAGTATAAACAGATCTATTTCCTACTGAAGTAGATGGTTCGAGAGAATCATTACAAATCAGATTGATAGGAAACTTTTTATCATTACCAAGAAAAGGAATATCAAGTCCTTCTGGACTCCTTTTTGCGGCCTCAATGACCTGCCTCATTACATCAGACATACTCTCCCTTCATATCATTGAATACATTAGTAATACCATCTTGAATCGAAGTTTTAGATTTCCAAAAACGGCTAATGTATGTATCAGCTTCGTTACGTTTATCTTTTTGAACTTCGTCCTTAGATTCGGCGGGACAGATTTCAACATCATGTCCAATTTTATCAAAACAGAACTGAATAATCTCAGCAATTTCTAAGATAGTAGTCTGTTGGAATGAAGTAATGTGTAAGTTGGCATCATCTTCAATCTTATCATAATTTTCCATGACCGATTCTAGTGCTTCACAACAGTCTTCTGCATAGAGAAACTCACGTTGTTCTGTACCATCAGTTAACATAGAGATTTTACCCTCTTCAAATCCCTTCTTAATGAAATCAGTAATAACATGCGCCTTGTCCATATCCTTCTCGATGCCATAAACATTCCAGAAGTGAACAATCTTACCACCAAGAGACTTGGTATAAAGTTCACCAACTCTCTTCATCACACCATAAGGTGAGTAAGACATATTACTCATCTGAGATGATGCGAATACAAATTTCTTTTTGTACTTCGAAAGCAAACCAAAACTATTTGCCATCAAACGAGCATTGTTATCAATGAACTTAAAAGTATGTTGATACTTTTTCAGATACCGAGAACCACCAACATCAAAGGCAAGAAAGAAACAAAAGTCGCAATCCATAATACACTTTTCAAGAAAAAGATTAGGAATCTTACCTAGGTCTTCATGCTCACCATTGTTCTTATCGAACTCTGTTACCAAATGTCCTTTATCACGAAGATATTCAGTCAGGTAAGCACCTACCTGACCACTAGATCCAAGAATCAGAATTTTCATTTCCAATCAATATTGTGTTTCTCACCAAAGTTTACTAGACCAGTTCCACTCATGTGACCAACTTCAGTCACATCAATTTTAGGATACAGAATACCATTCCACATCTCCTGAACTTCAGGCCAGCCAGGTCCAATATCATCAAGAAGAAGAATGCCTTTCCAATCTACATCTTCAAGGAATTGCATCATCTCAACTTCCTGAACACCATCATGAGGATCAACATCAATCATAATAATTGAAATGTTTTTCCAATTGAGAGTATCATCTTCACGGAAGTCTTGAATCTTCCAAGTGATATTATCTTTTTGAATCCTACTTGCACCTTGTTCCATCAGGTCATAACTAATGACTTGATTATCCTCATTGTAGGAGAGAGCAAGAGCAGAACCACCAGTACGAGTTCCAACATCCAAGATAGTGGTGTTCTTAAACTGACTAGAGAGCCATGCATAAAGTCGGTATTCACTTTGACCAGCAGAAAGCCAGTCATTCTTATTAATAGATTGATTTTCAAGGTGAGAAACATTCAAGTTTGTCACCGCATTTTTATCAATCTTAATAGTCTTCTTTCTTACAGTTGTTGCACTAGACATTTACGAGTTCCTTTTCAGTTGATTTACGAGATTCAATTTGAGCAGAGATCCACTCATAGGTTTTGCGGATACCTTCCTCAAGGGTTTGTGAATAATCCCAACCAAGTTTCTCACGAACAAGATCGTTGTTGGAATTACGTCCACGGACACCGAGTGGTGCGTCGAGTTTATGTCTCTTCTGTACCACCTTATTAGAGACCTTAGCAGCAGTCTCTACCAATTGATTGATAGTTACCATTTCTTCAGATCCAATGTTTACTGGACCTTGGAAATTAGACTGCATCAATCTCCAAGTCGCTTCGACGCATTCATCAATGAACAAGAAGGAACGAGTTTGTAGGCCATCTCCCCACACCTCGATAGATCCACCCGTGATCGGGAGGAGAGCGACCTTGCGGCAGATTGCAGCTGGAGCTTTCTCTCTTCCACCGTCCCATGTTCCTTCAGGTCCGAAGATGTTGTGATAACGAGCAACCCTAACAGGGATACTGTAATTACGGGAGTAAGTGAGATAAAGCCTCTCAGAAAATAATTTTTCCCATCCGTATTCGGAGTCTGGGTTGGCGGGGTATGCGGAACTTTCACGGCAATCTGGATTGTCAGGATCTAATTGATTATGTTCTGGGTACATACACGCAGAACTAGAATAGAAGATCTTAGTTTTATTTACTTCATGATCTTCATTATATTTCTGTACGCAATCTAGCAGATTTAGATTAATAGAGGCAGAATTATGCATGATGTCTGCATCATTTTCGCCTGTAAAAATGAAACCTGCACCACCCATATCGGCAGCGAACTGGTAGATCTCATCGAACGGTTCTGTAAACTGTTCAGCAATTTCCTTATAGTAATTGCCAAGATACCCTGCGAAGCGGATGCACCTCCTTACAGTTCCATAATCTCTGAGATCACCGACGATGAATTCATCAGCAGCAGTTTCAGAGAACTCAGGTTCTTTGAGGTCTACACCACGCACCCAGTAACCTTCGGTCTTAAGTCGCTTAACCATGTGACTTCCAATGAAGCCACCTGCACCGAGAACCAATGCAGTTTTTTGTCTTTCAGCCATAAAGTGTTTGGATAGTGTAGCAGTTTATTTAGTATAACATTTAGATTGGATTTTGTCTAAAAATGGTGTGGGAACCCAACCCATTTCCCTTAGTACAACTGGGTTTGCTTTCAAAATATCTGGTTCGTTAGGTGTCCACTCTTGAATAGGAAGTTCATTTTCACCAATCAGAGCATTTGCGAGTTCCAACACAGAAGTAGTTACTCCTGTACCTACATCTACAGTACCAGTATAGTCAGAATAAATCAACTTTTCAATAGCAGTGCAAACATCATCAACATGAATCCAATCTCTTTTATGTCGTGTTAGATATCTTGCAGTCCCCTGTTTCAACATTTCATATAACATATCATCTCTACTTCCTTCCTCTGCCCATACGTTG